TCAAACCAGTCCCCGGCAAAAGCCGACGGCCAGACCTTCCACTTCAATATCTTCCAAATCCGGGCCGGTGTAGACCATCGGCGGGCAGACGGCGGGGTTGTCCGCAATCAGCTGCACCACCCCATTCTGGTAGTAGCAGTGTTTCAATGTAGCTTCCTCCCCGATGCGCACGGCGGCGATCTGGCCTTGCTCCACCTCCGGCTGGCTGCGGATGCACACCACATCGCCGTCGCAGATGGTGGGAGCCATACTGTCACCGTGGCACTCCAGCGCAAAATCCGCCCGCCACGCTGCCGGCACGCCGATATAGCTCTTGATATTCTGCTCTGCTGTGATGGGTGTACCGCACGCAATGGAGCCGATCAGCGGCACCTGTGCCATCTCCGGCAGCGGCTGGAATCCCGGCGGGATTTCTTTTCGAGGTGGGGATATCGGGTGCTTTCGTTCCACCTGAGACCTTCCCATGAGATAGTCCATATCGACATTAAAGATGTCAGCAATAGCCTCCATGGTCTCAAAATCAGGCTCACGTCCACCAGTTTCGTACATTCCGACCGTACTGCGCGAAACTTCAAGCATCGTTGCAAGTTCTCCCTGCGTTATCCCTCTGGACGTTCGCAAGTCCTTTAGTATAGATCCAAAGTTTGCCATGGTTCACCTCCATAACGTTCTTATGGCAAGAATATCACAAAACGTGATAAAGTCAAGAAGAATTGTCACGAAACGTGTTGACATTTTGCGTGACGGTGCTATACTGTAAGCAAGCGGTCACGTTTTGTGACAATGCGAAAGGTGGTGAAATTATGGATTCCAACAAGATTGCGAAAAACCTCGTTACGCTCCGAGGGGAAAGAAGTCGGGAAAGTGTAGCGGTTGCGCTGGGTTTAAGCCTCTCCACCCTCACTATGTACGAGATTGGTGCACGCATTCCCCGTGACGAGAATAAGGAAAAAATCGCTCGATACTACGGCAAGACCGTTGACGAGATTTTTTTTGCTTAACTTTGTCACTTATCGTGACATTTCAAAGGAGTGTCCCGTGAAAGCATACGGAGGTGATACGGAAAATGAAACGCAGCAAAAAGCCCGGCGAACCGCTGGAGACGGAAGGCCGGGTTATGGAGGACGAGATTCAAAAACTTAAACGAAGCAGCTTAATTCTCAGCGTCGCCTGCTTTGTCCAAAGTCTCCTGCTCTTGCGAATTGTCTGGCAGATCAGCGACATCTACAGCACCCTCGAAATCCTCCTGGGCAACTTCGAGAGCGTTTACGGAAGCATCCTGAGTCTCCGCAGCGACCTCATTCCGATTCTTGAGACAGTCAAGAATCTCCTGCATTAAAAGGAGGCGAATCTCATGAAGGACTTTCTCAGTGACAACTGGAAGACCATTGTAATAGCAGCGGCCACAACCATTGTAGTGCGTTTACTGTTAGGGTGGTAATGATGCTGACCACAATAGGCAGCCAGAGGGATTGCAGGGTCATGTCCCGGCGCTTGTCCCGCAGGTACTCTTTGTACACAAAATAGAAGTCTGATACATAGTAGGTCCCAACTGGGAATGGAACGCCAAAGTTTGGTTGTTTTTCCGTGTCCTGTTCCACCAGACCTACCTCTTCAAGTGCTTCCACTTCTGCCCGTTCACATTTCCGGTGCGGATTCCTGTAAATCTCTTTCAGCAGCTTTTTCTCGGCCGCAGTCAGAACGATTGCATCGCAGATTTCTTTTCTATCCATATGATCCCTCCTGTTTTTTTCCAGTATACCGCAGGAGCGAGGTGCACACAAGGAAGTGAAGAAGATGGAGAGCCACAAAAAGCCCAGCGGACCTGTGGAAGAGGAGCGCTGGGCGGAAAGTTCAGCTGGAAAAGCATACCTGAGTGAACTCTTTTCCGAAGGGCGTTAATTTCACAATGCCATTTTGTTGTGTTACAGAGGTGTGTCTCATATCATCAGGAGTATTCTCGTTTTCCATTGCTTGATATATAGAAAGTGTAATTCGTGACCTTTGCATAATTTCTGTATTTTCAAATGGCTCATATACCGTTTTGTCCAACAAAAGCTGTCCATAAATGATTTCTATCAGCCCCTGGCGCTCCAGTGAACTCAACGACGCGGCTTGCAATTCCAGTTCATCTGCTGTTTTCATTTTGGAGTTTACCAAGAAACAGTGTGTGAACGATACATACTCGCCACCACCAGAAAGATTGAACTTATATCTGGCAATTGGGTATACCTCTTTTTTTCTGAACAGTGAAAGGTTTTCTGCATCCAGAGGAGACATCTGCGCAATTATCGCCGAGAAGGAAGGGTGAACCTTGCTTTGATAACGTTCATCTGCTGCATTTGCCAGTAAATTCTGAAACATTTCTCTAATTTTCGGCTCATCCATGCAGTACTTGGCATTTTCGACAGCAGGACCTACCACCTGCATACGAGGTTCAACCAAGCATTCTTTCGGTTTCGCATTCAACTTGTCACTCAGTGATTTTTTAAAGGTCTCCAAGTCATGCGCTTGCTGCAGCCGCATCTTTTCTGCTGAAAAATGGATTTTGCTTGTTGCCATTGCAAGAAGATCTCCAAAAAGAGTTCCAATCTGATTAGCACCGGGGTTCAGAACAGCCTTTACAGGTTCGTCAATGCAACTTGGTACGGCATTGATGTTAAAGGTGTTGCCGCTATTCTTCTCATCACTCATCTTATCATTCCTTTCTTTGGGAGGTTCTATGGACAAACTTATTCTGATTATTAAAATACTCGTCACTGAGCAGAAAGTCAAATTTTATACAGGAGTCTGCCGTGTGTGCGAAAGAATCGAACGTTATATCAAAACACATCGAAAATAAGGAGGTACATCTTCACCATGAACGACATCATCTTATCCACCCAGAACGGCGAACCGGTGGCATCCAGCCGGGACGTCGCCAAGCGCTTCGGCAAACGCCATGACCACGTCATCCGCGACATCGCGGAAATCGTGAAGAGCTTCCCCAAAAATGGGGACACCCCGCTGTTCTTCAAGACCGAGTACGTCCACCCTCAGAACCACCAGAAGTACCCCATGTACCTGATGAACCGGGACGGCTTTTCGCTGCTGGCGATGGGCTTTACCGGCAAGGAGGCCGCCCAGTGAACGGCCACAACAAGCGCTGGGCAGAACAGCGCTGGGACAAACGCCAGCCGGAGCGGCTGGAACACATCCGCAAAAAGAAGGAGGATGAAAGCCATGAGAAAGCCAAGAAGCCCTTACCTGAAGCTGGCCCGCCTCATCGAGGACGAAGGGTTTGAGCACCGGGAGTTCGCCAAGCTGGTCGGCATGGGTGAAAGCACCCTGTCCACCCGCCTGAACCCGAAGCCGGAGCAAAAGAACAATGAGTGGCGCCATTACGAAATCACCGCCATTTGCAGGGAGCTGCACATTCCACAGGAACAGATCGGTGAGTATTTCTTCCCGAAGGTTGAGAAAGGAGCATGAACATGAAGATCAAGTCACGAGTATGGCACTGGCTGGCCGTCGCATGCGGCGGTGCGGGTCTGGTGCTGGGCATGGGTGCCGAGGGCACCGCACAGACGGGCGGCACCCTCAACGGCAACGCTTTCACCACGGCGGTGGTGCTGATCCTGACCGGGCTGCTGTTCATGAAACTGGGCTTCCTGGCACAGGAGCGTGAAGAGCGGGAGACCAAGGGCTGCCACGGCTGCGGCAAGATCACCCGCAACCACGCCCGCAACGACGAGTACCCTGCCCTGCCGGAGCGCAGCAGCCGCGGCGCATGACCGGGCCCCGATCGGTCAACTGGTACACCATCTACGACGCCCAGACGGACGAGATCGTGGCCTGCGGCACCGCGGACATGATCGTGCAGCAGATGGGCTATGCCAGCAAGCACAGCTTTTTCAGCGCGATCACCCACACGAGAGAGCATCACAACAACAAGTACATTTACCACATCGAAAAGGTCTCCCGCGCAAGCTGGGAGAAAATGAAAAGGAAGGGTTGAGTATGAAGATCACAATTGACTTGGAACCGGGCGATCTGATCTCCGTCCACTACGATGACAAGATGCCCCCGCATGTCGCTCTTAACACCCTGATGACCACGACCGTCAACGTTTTTGCACATTGCCTGCGCAAGAATATGACGCACGAGGAGATCAGCACCATGAGCCACAAGTTCGGCAAGGCCATGGAGAGCGCTGCCCTTGCACTGTACAAGCTGGAACAGGATGGTGTGCCCGGCGGGTTCTCCGGCAAGGAGGCGGCTTTCCTCAAAAAGCTGTTTGAATCATGACCAGGCAAAAAGAAAGAGCCTGCCCGTGCGCCAACACGGACAAGCCCAACATGGATGACTTCCCACCAGAGTATACCATGGACACGGCCCAGTTGCAATATGCAGGCATCCTCTACTATGCAACGGACGGCCGCGGGCATAATTTCAAGGCGTCCACTGTCCTGCGGATGGATAGCACCCAGTTTGGCGATCTGATCCACTGGCTTCACTACCACCTCAAAGGCAGCAACCCGCCGCCTGCCCTGTACCATCTGGAAATGCTGCTGCAAAGTCTCGAATACCTGCGCGGCGGGCGGCAGTACCTGTACAACTCAATCTATGACATCCAGAGATTGGAGGCATACCCGTGAAAACCGTAAAAATCGTATACGAATCGTATGACGCCCCGCATGACCCTGCGCCCCGTGAGCGCGCCATATCTCTCACGCTGGAGGACAAGGACGCGGACAAGCTACTCCGTGTCCGAACGCCTTATAATCGCACCGAGAACATCACGCTTGACGGTGATCGCCTTTATACTTCCCTGTGGTCCATGGAGCACCTGATGGGCCGGTATATGATTCTTGGATGCAAAGTTTTGAGCATTGATCCGGCTTGACCGGTGCCCTCCGATGATGGCAGGAGGTAAAACAAAAGCCATTGCCAGTGTACAAAGCACAGAAAGAGGTGATTTTGATGGGCCGTATGGTACCAGTTGACGAGTGGGCAGAGATCCACGGCAAAACACATGCCACGGTCATGCGCAAGATCTATGCGAACGCATGGCCGCAGGCGCAAAAGGTCTATCAGAACGGCAAGTCCGTGTGGCTGCTGGACGAGGATTGGCTGTGGCCCCGGGCCATGGCTCCGACCAAGCAGGCCAAGCTGCTCTGTGAGATCCGGAGCCTGATGCCGCCGGCGGTCTATGCGACCACGGCGGACGGTGTGGTCATCTGCATGGTGACTTGCACCAAGCACACCCACATTGCCTGCGGCGTGACCGCGGACGAGATGAATGATCTTTGGAAAGCCCCCCCGGCGGCACGTTCGGCCGCACAGGCAGCCTTGCAATATGGTTGGCTGCATCCGCTGGCTGATCCGAGATCCTACAACGAGAAAGGAGAGCGTTTGCAGAATGTCTACAACCGCAAAAAGTAACGCGAAAAGCACCACCCGCAGAAAGCCCGCCCAGAGCGCACAGGAGCGCCCGGCGGCGCAGGTGGTACAGTTCCCCTTTGAATGTCCAAAACCGCGTCAGACGCATCCCGCAGAGGCTGTGGCGGTCGTTCGCGAGGTGTCCAAGGATGCCGTAAAGATTTTCCTCATGCCGAGACCGTCAGCAGTGCGCTGCATCCTGAACGAGACCTTCGGCCCGTTGGGCTGGGGTGAACGCCGGTATTTTGCCGATGGGCGGCTCTGGTGTGCCGTCGGCGTCTTTAACCCGTACATGGGCGACTACTGTTTCCGGGATGCCGCTGCCTTTGAGGGTAAGCACCCCGGCAGCCCGGAGCGCTGGAAGGAAGAAACCAGTTTTGTGGCAGCGGCAGAGCTGTGGGGTGTCGGCAGCGACGTGCTGGCTCTGCCGCCCATTGTGCTGCGCGGCGATCAGGTGGCCATTTCCAGCGTCCAGAAGCCCGGCCGCAAGCCGGATGAGGTGCCCCAGATCGTGGGCTACCGGCTGGCATCCGCCCTGACCGTGGACAAGTTCCTGCGCGACCCGGACACCGGCGAGATCCTCAGCGTACAGTTCACGGACAAGGATGGCCGCAAGATCACATGGGAAAAGTGATCGGCAGGCTGCCGGTGGTCTACGATCCGGCCACCCGGCGGCTGACCGTGGAAAGCGCCGGGGAATTTGTGGAAACTCAGCTCTTCCAGCGGCTGGATGAACTGGCCAAGGATAAGCCCCTGCGCCTGACCCTGACCGTGGAGCCAGAGCACCACAAGCGCAGCACGGCCCAGAACAGCCTCATGTGGGCACTGCTCACCATCATGGCAGACCATTACAACGGCGGGCGCACCGGCGGCGTCACCCCGGAGGACTGCTATCTGGAGATGCTGGAGAAGTACGGTGCCAAGGTGGATTATCTGGAAGTCCCGGCGGGCGCTCTGGATATCCTGCGCGGCTGCTACCGGCTTGTCCATCTGGTGGAGATACTGGATAACAACCGCTGCACGGTCAAGTGCACACAGGGCAGCTCCACCTTTACCACCCAAGAAATGAAGAACATGATAGACGGGATCTTTGACCGCCTTGCCGAGATGGGCGTGAGTGATCCCTTAGTGACTGCCTACTGGCAGGAGTGGAGTGAACCATGAAACGCAAACGCTTTGATAAGCTGATGATCTCGCAGCACAAATCACAGGCTCGCGATATCCGGCAGGCTGTCCGTACCATCATCGAACTGCGCCACTACTCTGAGGGGCACAAGGGCATCCTGATGGTCTTACAACGAAAAAGCCGAGTGCTTCACGGAGGCCACGCTGTACCCTTACGGCGAAATGTATGCCCGGATCCAGAGAGGTCAGGGCGCTATTGGAAAGGAGTCTTGACAGATGACCAAGAAAATGACCCGCAAGCGTTTTTGCAAGCTGCTGATGGCTCACGGAGTCAACCGGAACACCGCACGGGGCTTGGCGCAGTGCATCAACGTCGCCCGGCGGTATGACTTCATTGATGGGTTCACCGTTAAACTTTTCAACGGCCAGAAGTATCAGGTCGATAATGTGCACTCATACCGCGAGGCTTATGAGAGCACGCAAAAGGATGGGGTGCCGCTTGTCTAAAAGCATCATTCAGGCAGAAAAGGAGTGCTACATCTGCCGCCGCTGGTACGCGGTAAAGACCACGCGCGGGCTGGAGGAGCACCATGTCCTCAATGGGCCGCTGCGCAGCTTTTCGGAGAGGCACGGCCTCAAGGTCTGGCTGTGCCACCAGCACCACAATGAGCCGGGCATGAGCCCGCACTATAACGCCACCTGCGCCCAGACCCTGAAAGCTGTTGCACAGGCGAAATATGAGGAGAAGAACGGCCCCGGCGCACACGCTGCATGGATGGCCGCCGTTGGAAAGGACTATATCAATGCTTAATGTTATCGCAATTATGGGCCGCCTTGTGGCGGATCCTGAACTCCGCACCACCCCGGCGGGGGTGAATGTCTGCCGCTTCCGCATTGCCTGTGACCGCAATTTCGCAAAGCCCGGCGAGCAGCGTCAGGCCGATTTTGTGGATATCGTGGCATGGCGGCAGCAGGCGGATTTTGTGTGCCGCTACTTCCAGAAGGGCAGTCTAGTCGCCATCAATGGCCGTCTCCAGACCAACAACTATCAGGACAAGAACGGCAACAACCGTACATCCGTTGCCGTTGTGGCCGACAATATCAACTTTGCGGGCTCCAAGGGCACCAGCAAGCCGGTGGACGAGGGCGGCGAGGCTGCCCCGCGCTCTGAGGCATGGCCAAAGGCTGACCCGCCTGCCAACTATGGCGGCGTGGACGATTTTGCCGTGATTGATGACAATGACGATCTCCCCTTTTAATTCAGGAGGACAAGCAGGATGAGAAAAGACGGATATGTTGTGGTGCAGCCGTGGATGGTCACAGACTACAACCTCAACGGCAACAAACTCCTGATCTATGCCCTGATCTGGGGTTTTTCACAGGACGAACAGTCTTGCTTTTATGGCTCTGTCAGCTACATTGTGGAGTATTTCAAGCTGAGCAAGCGGGCCGTGCTGAACCTGCTGGCTGAACTGGAAAAGGACGGCCTAATCCGCAAGTGGACTGAGCCGGTAAACGGCAGGCCCACAAACCGGTATGCAGCGCTTCGCCCGGCGGCGTGTGCTTCTGCGTCTGATGGGTGCAAAAAGTGCACCGGTGAAGAAAATGCACCGGTGAATAATGTGCACTCTGATGGGTGCAAAAAGTGCACCTCTACCGGTGCAGAATGTGCACCCAAGAAAGAAAATAATAATAAAAGCGAGAATAAAGGGCCGTCCGCAACTCGTTTTTCACCGCCTACGGTGGAACAGGTCAGAGCGTACTTCCGGGAGCGTGGTGTCCCGCCTGCTGATGCTCAGACCGAGGCTGACAAGTTCGTTGATCGGTACGAGGCTAACGGGTGGATCGTGGGTAAAACCAAAATGAAGGACTGGAAAGCGGCAGCGCGTAACTGGCTGAGGAACCGGAAAGAGTGGGGCCAGCCCGCTGCACAGCCTACAACCCCGTATGGCGGGCGTACATGGGAGGATCTGTGATGGATGTGCAAAGCGTGTTGATCGGCGCGCTGCTGATGGACGATCAGCTGGCACCGTATTCCCTGCCGGAGCTGAGCATTGAGCATTTCCGACCTGAATTGCAGCCAACCTTTGCAGCGGTGCAGGGCTTCTGGATCACAAAGGGCATTCTGGATATCATGCAGATTGTGGCAAAATACCCGGATCAAAAGCAAAACCTGATGTCCTGCGTGTCCTCCTGTGAGAGCGAGTGCATCCGCATAACCCGTGACCGCGTGGAAGAATGGACGCGGATCATCATGGAGGACGCCGCAAAGGTGCGTTTTCAGAGCCTCGCTTTTAAGGCCGTGGACGCCACAACCGCCTTTGATGACCTGCCGGATCTGTACCAGCAGATGGGGCAAGCACTGGATATCCACACCGAGAAGGGAGATTTTCAGAGTGTGGGCGAGCTGCTGGATGACTATATCCGGCATTTGGACGAGAAACCCAAGTACATCCGCACCGGCCTGTCCAAGCTGGACGAAAACCTGCACCTCGTGCCCGGCAACTATTTCGTGATCGGCGGCAGACCGAGCGCAGGCAAAACCGCTCTGAGCCTCCAGCTTGCTGCCGGCATGGCCAAGCAGGGCAAGCGTGTGTGTTATTTCAGCCTCGAAACAGACCCGGCCACATTGCAGGCCCGCCTGATCGCCAACCAGCTGTATGCTCCTCTCTCGGCAGTCAAAAATAAAACCCTGTCCATGAACGAACTTGACCGGCTGGCCGATATGAAGCGCTGGCCGCTGTTCATCCGTTCCGCAGCTGGCAAGGGTGTGGCGTGGATCAAGGCGCAGGCCCTCCGCATGAAAGCGGATATCATTTTCGTGGACTATTTGCAGCTGATCCATGAGCGCGGCAGTAGCGACCGATACAACGCAATCACAGAGATCTCCATTGCGTTGCATGAACTGGCCCAGACAACCGGCATCCTCGTTGTGGCTCTGGCCCAGCTGAACCGTAACGCTGCAAGGGCTGAACCATCTAACGCGGATCTGCGTGAATCCGGCCAGATCGAACAGGACGCGGATGCTATTTTGCTGCTGTCTGCTGACGGTGACACCTATTTCAGCCGCCTGACCAAAAACAAAGAGGGCCGTGTGGGCAATGCCAGGCTGGAATTTGACAAGATGACGCAGCGCTTTACCTGCGTGACCGCAAATTAACAAAAGGCCGCCCGGCGGGGTGGTATAGGAGGCAAGCAAAAATGGATTGTAGTTCTTGCAAGGCACGCCATAACTGTATGGCGGTGGTGGAGCCCGGCTCTATTGCGTGTATGGCTCACCTGCTGCAAGCGGGTGGAACAAAGGCAGATGGAAACCCGTACCAGACACGCGGGGTGCCTAAATTCTGCCCGTTTTGTGGCAAGCCGCTGAAAGTCATTGGAGCCGAGCGTTTTTGCAACAACCTCCAGTGCGAAAACAGGTATGTTTCTATGGGGTGAGCGGGCTATGGATGGAAACATAAGTGTTTGCTACAACATGGACTGCATGGAGGGTATGGCGAAAATTCCTGACGGGCATTTTGATCTTGCTGTTGTAGATCCTCCATACTTTTCCGGCCCAGAGCGCCGCGGGTATTATGGCTGCAAGTCAAGCAAGATCGGCGTTCACCGTATTGACTACCCTGTGACGGAATCGTGGTCGGTTCCGGGCAAGGCTTATTTTGACGAACTGCGCCGGGTAGCTGCGCACTATATCGTCTGGGGCTGCAATTATTTCGACTACGAGTTTGCACCCGGTAGGATCGTGTGGGATAAATGCAACCAGAGCACAAGTTTCTCGGATTGTGAGCTTGCTGCAACAGATCTGTTTGACAGCGTGCGTCTGTTCCGGTTCATGTGGAACGGTATGCTACAGGGAAAGAGCATTTCAGAGGGGTACATCATGCAGGGAAACAAGGCCCTGAATGAGAAGAGAATCCACCCGACGCAAAAGCCTGTTGCCCTGTATGACTGGATTTTCCAGCGGTACGCCAAACAGGGATGGAAAGTGCTTGACACACACCTCGGCAGCGGTAGCAGCAGGATTGCAGCCTACAATGCCGGGTTGTCCTTTGTAGGGTTTGAGCTCTGCAAAGAGTATTTCGACCGGCAAGAGGAACGCTTTAGCGCATACACCTCGCAGCTGGATATGTTTCACCTGAGGGACAACCTTATGGGGGAATAAAGGGAGGATGCAGTCCGATGACCTATGAAGAAAAAAAGGAATGGTTGCGGCGGTACCGCAAGGCCGCAAAGCTGGAAAAGATCAAGTTGGAAGAGGTAGAGCGGTACCGTACAGACGCGGAGCATATCACGCAGGTGCTCTCCCCTGTTCCCGGAGGCGCTGGTGACGGTCAGGCATTGCCCAGATCTGTGGAGCGCATCGCGGATGCAATGCAGGCAGCCAACGCGCAGGTGATGGAGTGCCAGAGGATCTGTAAGGAGATCCTGAGCGTCATGAACCAGACCGTGGACATACAGGATTACGAGATCCTGCACCTGCGATACATCGACGGCAAGAAGTGGGAGCAGATCGCCGTCAAGATGGGCATGGAAGTAAGCAGCGTATACAGACGGCACAAGAGAGCCGTCAAGGCGCTGGACGTCCCAGAACGCCAGTAAATACCATGTTTTGGGGGCACTTTGCAATACAATACCATGTTTTGAGGGCAACTTGCACTGTTTTTCAATGTTTTGCCTGTGATATTATTAGACTGCGAAAGCCGCAAGGAGCTGAACAACATCCAACACCCTGCGGCCTTTGTATTGCCCGGCTGCGACAGGGGAACACCTTACCGACCAACAGCCTGAATGTACCAGCCGGGCATTTTGCTTTGCTATCCAGCGGCACCGTCCGGGACTGTACCCGGCGGGGCCTTTGAATAGACGCGGGTTCTGGACATCATCCCACAATGTGCATGGCAGCATAGCCAAGCGGTTTCCCTTCCATTCTGACCAGCAAGCTGCTGTTGCGGGCAGCTGTGCACATTCCATGCCGTTGTAGCTCAAGCAGAGCACCGTCCGGTCAGGGCGGGTCACGATGCCGGTTCAAGTCCGGCCAACGGCTCCATATTTACCACCCCCGGGCCTCGTTTGTACCCCGGGGTCATTTTGTACCCTGCCCCCTCCGCAAAGCACCCCCGCCCCTGCAAAGGCCCCCGGAGTGTGCACGGCGGGGTGCAAGCCTGCCTGCCATGTGCAGGCTTTTTGTCTGTCAGGAGGTGAACCGCATGGGCAACCCGCGCTATGCCAACGGCCAGCTGCGCCGCCGCCACCGGGCCCGGCTCCGGGCGATGGGCGGCGAGTGCGGCATCTGTCACGGGCGTCTTGGGCCGATCCATTATGATGAGCCTTCCGACGCACAGCATCCCCTGTCCTTTGTTGTGGATGAGATCAAGCCCGTTTCCCGCTGGCGGGAGTTCGGCTACCCGTCCGCGCGGGCAGCTGCCGAAGATTGGTCGAACCTTCAACCCGCACACTGGTTCTGCAATGCGCAAAAGGGCAACAAAACCGGTCAAAACGGCCCAAAATCGGGCAAATTCCTGCACGTTCCGAAGGTTTCAGACGGCGACTGGTGAGGGGTGGGGAGGGGCCCCCTCCCACGCCCACGGCGACCCCTGTGCCGTCCAGCGCCGATTTACACACAGGAAAAATTTCAAAGGCCCGGAGAAAGGGGTGTCAGGCCATGGCGACCATGAAAAGCATCACGGCGCGGGGCACCCGGCTGGAGCAGCTCAAACAGCTGGCCAAGGTGCTGGCGGCAGGCATCGACACCTGCAAGGACTGCCGCGCCCTGCCTCAGCTGACCAAGCAGTACCGGGAGACCATCCGGGAAATTGAAGAGATCGAAGGAGCGAACGACGATGGCGACGAGATCGGCGAGATCCTCGCAGAGCGTGAAAATGATGGGAAGCCAGGAGCCGTCCGAGCGCATCGCGCCGGAGTACCGGGCCACTGACGGGCCGGATGCCGTGCGCATCCTGCGGGCAGGCGGCACGGTGCTGGACCCGTGGCAGAGCGACATCCTGGATGACTGGATGGGCCGCACGGTGTCCGGCAAATGGACCGCCCCCACCGCAGGCGGCAGCGTGCCCCGCCAGAACGGCAAGAGCCTGCTGGTGCAGGGGCGGGCGGCTTCCGGCATGCTCATGTTCAACGAAACGGTCATCTACACGGCCCACCTGCAAAAGACCGCCACCGAGACCTTTGAGGAAATGCGGGCCTTTTTTGAGGGCCCGAAAATGCGCCGGTATGTTTCCGAGATCCGCACCGCCCTGGGCCGCGAGCAGATCATCCTGAAGAGCGGCGCACGCATCAAGTTTCTGGCCCGCACCCGCAACGGCGGACGCGGCCAGCACGGCGACCTGCTCATCTTCGACGAGGCACAGGAGCTGGACGAGACCGCACAGGGCAGCTTCATCCCGGCCATTTCGGCCAGCCTGAACCCCCAGACCATCTATGTGGGCACCCCGCCCGGCCCGGATGCCGTGGGCACCGTGTTCCGCGCCCTGCGCAAGCGGGCGCTGGACGGCGAAGCAAAAAAGGCCGCGTGGTTCGAGTTCAGCGTGCCGGAGATCGGCGACGTGAAGGACCCCGCCCGCTGGGCAGCGGCAAACCCGGCCCTTGGGCGGCGCATCCAGTACGGCACCATTGAGGGTGAGAGCGAGCAGCTGGACGCCGACACCTTTGCACGGGAGCGCCTGGGCTGGTGGAGCCCGGTGGCAGTCGAACATCTGGACTATGCCCTCGACCGTAAGGCGTGGGCAGCCTGCGCCAGCGAGGACGAAAAGCCCGAGGGCAAAACCGCCTACGGCGTCAAGTTTGCCGCCGACGGCAGCGCCGTGTGCCTGTGCGGCGCGGTCATCCCGAAAGAGGGCCCCGCCCGCGTCTCTCTTATCGACCTGCGGCCCACCGGGCAGGGCCTTGCATGGCTGGCCGACTGGCTGTGCGACCGGTACGGCAAAGCCAGCTGTGTGGTCATTGACGGCCGCAACGGCGTGGACGTGCTGGTGGAGCGCATCAAGGAGGTATGGCGGGCAAAGAATTCCGTCATCCGCCCCGCCGCCCGGGACATCATTGCCGCCGTGAGCGGTTTTACCAACAGCGTCAACGAGGGAGCGCTGACCTGGTATAAGCCCCAGACCACGCTGGATGCGAGCGCCGTAACCGCCGTCAAGCGGCCCATCGGCGGGGGCTATGGTTTCGGCGGGGACGGCAGCCTGCCGGTGGAAGCCTGTGCCCTGGCCCTCTGGGGTGCCAAGACCAGCCGCCGGGACCCTACCCGCAAGATGAAGATTGGCTGAAAGGAGAACCATGCAGACATTGAATTTCGGCCGGGTGGACGGCCTGACCGCAGCCGAGCAGACTCAGCTGCAGGATCTGGCCGCGGCCTACAACTATCACCAGAGCCGCAACGCCACCAAAGACAAGTATTATGAGGGGCACATCTCCCTGCGGGATGTGAACCTCGGCATTGCCCTGCCGCAGGGCCTGCGCAATCTGGAAGTCGGTTGCAGCTGGGGCCAGAAGGCCGTGGATGTGCTGGCTGCACGCAGCATGTTTGACGGCTTTGTGGGCACCGGCGGCAGCCTGGACGGCCTGGCGAAGCTGGTGGCCGATAACCGTCTGGTAGCCGAGTACGCCAAGGCCTGTCGGGACGAGCTGAAATACGGCTGCACCTTTGCCACCCTGTCCGGGGACAACGCCATCGGCTGCAGCATCCGGTTCCACTCGCCTGCCACGGCAGCCGCCCTCTGGAGCGGCGAGAAGGGCCGCATCGACTGCGGCCTTGCCATCGTGGACACCGTGAAGGATGAGCACTTCGAGGGCACATGGCGGCCCTCTGTGGTCAACTTCTACACGGATGACGCGGTCATTGTGCTGCAGTCAAACGGCAGCTTCTGGACGGCGCAGCGCTGCGCCCACAAGATGGGCCGCCCGCTGATGGAGCCGCTGATCTGGAACGCCACCAACTCCAAGCCCTTCGGCCGCTCCCGGCTCAAAAAGCCCATCCGCGCTCTGATCGACGATTACATCCGCACGGCAGCCAACGCCACCATCGCGCTGGAATTTGCCACCACGCCCCAGAAGTACATCCTCGGCGTGACCGATGAGCAGTATGACGCCATCATTTCCAACAAGTTCAAGACCTACATGGGGGCCATTATCGCCGCCACGGCCAACCCGGAGACCGGTGAAAACCCGACCCTGGGCCAGCTGGCACAGGGCAGCCTGACGCCCCATGTGGAGAAGATGCGGATGACCGCCACCCAGTTTGCGGCGGCCACCGGCCTGACCGTGACCGACGTGGGCGTGGTGAACGACGCCAACCCCACCAGCAGCGACGCCATCCTTGCCCAGAGCCAGACGCTGGTGCTTCTGGCCCAGCAGCTGAACACCGGCAACGGCGACGCCCTGCGCACCATCGCCTGCATGGCGCAGGCCGTGGCGCGGGACTGCCGCCTGGCCGACCTGACTGAGGAAGAGACCGGCATCATGGCCCACTTCAAGAACCCCGCCATGCCCAGTGTGGCCGTGACGGCGGACGCCGCCATCAAGATCGCATCCGCCCGGCAGGAGTTTGCCAGCACGGACACGTTTTTGGAAATGATCGGCTCTGACCAGGCGGACATCCGGCGCATCAAGGCGCAGGAACAGCGGGCGCGGGGCGCACAGGTGTTGATGGAGATGGAAGATGAAACTGACACAAGCGGCATGGGATGATTACATTTCCCGGCTTTCCCAGCTGAACCAGAAGGCCGGGCAGCTCATGCGGGAGTACATGGACGGGCACCCGGAAGCCGACACCGACGCCCTCATCCGCTACGCCTACGCCCTTGTGACCAAGTACGGCGAGGGCAGCGCAGAGCTGGCCTGCCAGATGTACGACGCCCTGGCCGAGGCGCAGGGGGTCACCCTGCCCGCCGCAGAACCGGCACCCACCGCCACCTACGGCGAGGTGACCGGCATGGTCAAGGCCACGCAGGACAGCCCGCCCAGCCTGCAGCAGGGCGTTTCCCGCATGGTAAAGCAGGCCGGAGCGGACACCACCGCGCACAACGCCATCCGGGACGGTGCAGAATGGGCGTGGGTGCCCCATGGCGACGCCTGCCCGTTCTGCCGGATGCTGGCCTCCAACGGCTGGCAGCGGGCCAGCAAGAACCTGCTAAAGAAGGGCCACGCCCAGCACATCCACGCCAACTGTGACTGTGAGTTTGCGGTACGGTTCAGCCGTGGCTTTGACGTTGCCGGGTACGACCCGGAAGCATACCTCCGGCAGTACCGTGACGCGGGCAGTGATATCAACAACTGGCGGCGCATTGATTATGCAGCCCGGAAGGACGTTATCAACGCACAAAAAAGGGCAGCGTATGCGGCACAGGCGTACAGAAAAGACAGAGGCGCGGTCAGCGAGATATCTCTGATTCGGCGTTCGGAAGAAGTCAAACTCTCTGTAAGACAGGTTGAATCTTACAAAACGCCGGTTTATGTTTCAGAACAGGCAACAATCAAACCGAAAGCTCTCCATAGAATCAATCAGAATACCGAAAAGGCATTAGAGCAATGGGGTGTCAGCCTTGACCGGAAGCCCAAAATCATCGTTGTCGGTGACAACGAGCTGCGCGGTGCAGTCGGCATTTACGACCCATGCGAGAACATTGTTTATTACGCGGAAAGTATTGGCAAAAAGGCTGTTCAGGATGCTTCTGGTGGTTTCGGAGCAATCGAAGCTCACGAAATGTGGCATATGAAACAGGCCGAGGACTTCCGGCAGTCTGGATGGGTTATCACCCGTGAAAACCGTGCAGAATATCTTGACGCCCTGTGCCAAAAGTGCAAAGGACGCATTGACAAACTGGGCATCACGCGCGATAATGTAAGAGAGTTGAGCCAATACGCAGCTGATATGTATTTAGGCGAACGTTTTGATGAAGTCGAAGCAGAATTCATGTCATTAAGGAGGCGAAAATAATGGTCATTCTGAAATACCCGTCTGATATCCAAAAACTGATTGATATTTTCGACCCCTATCGTGAAGCCATTTCGTCCAAACAATTTGACCAGATTCCACCTGAAGCGGTGGACGCATTTAACAAGTTCAAACAGTGGTCTTGGGAACAAGATCAGTAATCCAACCACGATGCACTCGCACCGTGGTTTTTTTGTTGCCCATTTTTTTAAAGCACTGTGCAAAAAATGCACGGTGCTTTTTTCATGCCGTCTTAGCTCATTCTGGAAGAGCGCCGGTCTCCAAAACCGGAAGCGGGAGGTTCGATACCTCCAGACGGTGCCACGCTGCAAGATCTGCAGCAAATACACGCCACGGCTGCGGAAAAGCCGGGAAAGGAATTTACCACTATGGCAGAAACTGTACATCAGGAACCCACCACCCCCGCTGCCGAGGGGCAGCAGCCGGAGCGCACCTTCACCCAGGCCGAGATGAACGCCATCATCTCCGACCGGCTGAGCCGGGAACGCTCCAAATACGCCGACTACGACGATCTGAAAGCCAAGGCACAGCAGTTCGATGCCGCACAGGAAGCGGGCAAGACCGAGCTGCAGAAGGCAAACGAGAAGGCCGCAAAGCTGCAGGAGCAGCTGGACAGCATGACCAAGGCCAACACCCTGCGGGAGCTTCGCGGCAAGGTGGCGGCCGCCACCGGTGTGCCCGCCGAACTGCTTTCCGGCGACACCGAGGAGAGCTGCACCGCACAAGCGCAGGCCATCCTCAAGTTTGCACAGCCCGGCTACCCCAGCATCCGGGACGGCGGCGAAGTCCGCAACAAACCCACCGGCTCCACCCGCCAGCAGTTTGCTGACTGGTTCGCGCAGGTGACCAAGTAACAGCAAAGGAGTTTTTTCTATGGCAACTGATATCAACCGCACTACCACCATCACCCTGCCCGGTGAGGTGTCCAGCGAGATCCTGCAGAAAACGCAGGAGAGCTCCGCCGTCATGGCGCTGGCCCGCTCCATCAAGCTGCCGGGCCTGGGCGTGACCATTCCGGTCATCACCGGTGACCCGGAGGCCGCATGGGTCGGCGAGACCGACAAGAAGCCCGTCAAGCGCAGCACGCTGGCCACCAAGGTCATGCAGCCCTACACGCTGGCTGTCATCGTGCCCTTCTCCAACCAGTTCCGCCGCGACGTGCCCGCCCTGTATGACGAGCTGGTCAAGCGTCTGCCGCTGGCACTGGCCCAGAAGTTCGACGCCACGGTGTTTGGCGGCGTCACCGTGCCGGGCTCCAACTTCGACACCCTGAAGAGCTGCACCGCGCAGGAGATCGGCACCAATGCCTATCAGGGCCTTGTGGCTGCCGACGCCGACATCTCCGACCACAACGGCATCCTGAACGGCTGGGTGCTGTCCCCCAAGGGCAAGGCCGCCCTGCTGAACGCCGTGGACACCACCGGCCGTCCGCTGTTCCTGAACAACGTGGCCGAGGGTGCCGTGCCCATGATCCTGGGCGCAAAGACCCTGCAGAGCAAGGGTGCCTACATCGCGGATTCCACTGCCGCCAAGAAGCACGTTGTCGGCTTTGCCGGTGACTGGTCGCAGGCCATGTACGGCACCGTGGAGGGCGTGCAGATTGCAATTTCCGACCAGGCCACCCTGACCGACGGTTCCAACACCATCAACCTGTTCCAGCAGAACATGTTCGCCGTGCGTGCCGAGATCGAGGTGGGCTTCCGCTGCGACACCACCGTGTTCAACAAGCTGACCAAAACCGAAGCCTGATGAGGTGCCCGCATGACCTACGCCGAAGTGTTTGATGTGGAAGCCGGGTTCCGTGCCCTCTCCAAGGACGAACAGGAGCGCTGCAGCGCCCTGCTGAGCGAGGCGGCCATCATCATTGACGCCTACAACCCGGACGCCGGAGCGGACGCAAAGCGGCTCGTTTCCTGCCGGATGGTGCGCCGCCAGCTGGGCGAAAGCGACAGCGAGGGCGGCGTCAGCTTTCCCATGGGTTCCACCCAGGGCACTGCCACGGCGCTGGGCTACTCCCAGAGCTGGACCATGAGCGGCGGCTCTTCCGGCGAGCTGTATCTTTCCAAGCTGGAAAAGAAGCTGCTGGGCGTGGGCAGCCGCGTGGGGGCCCGCAGCCCGCTGGAGGACTTATGTTGAAAGGCATCGACATCACCCTGTACGAAAAGACCCAGACCGGCACCGACGAGGCCGACGCCCCGGTCTATGCCGAAACGCCGGTCACCGTGCACAACGTGCTGGTGGGCGAACCCTCCGCCGAGGAGATCACCACCGAACTGCAGCTGACCGGGCGGCGGCTGGCCTACACGCTGGCCATCCCCAAGGGCGACGCCCACGACTGGAACGACGTGCAGGTGGAGTTTTTCGGCCAGCACTTCCGCACCTGCGGGGGCGTCGTGCAGGGCATCGAGCGCATGATCCCCCTGTGCTGGAACAAGAAGGTGCAGGTGGTAAGGGATGAGTAAAGTGCGCTTTGAACTGGACCGTGCTGGGGTGCGTGCCCTGATGCGCTCCCCGGAGATGCAGGCCGTGCTGAAAGCGCGGGCCGATACCGTGAAAGACCGCTGTGGCGACGGGTACGAGGCCTATGTGGCCCAGACCCGCGCCGTGGCCGTGGTGGAGACCGCCACCCGGCAGGCCGTTGACGATAACTCTGCCCACAACACCCTGCTCAAAGCAACCTCGACTGCACACGGCATTGAGGGCGGGCATCTCCACAAGCGCCTGAAAGACTGCCGTGCCATCCGCTACAGGAGAAAAAGATGATCGAAGAAACCATCCGCAGCTTTCTGGCCGCGCGGCTGGATGTGCCGGTGCGGCTGAGCGTGCCAACCCCGGCCCCCGCCCGCTTCGTGGTGGTGGAAAAGACCGGCTCCGGCTATGAGGACGGCATCTACAGCGCCACCATCGCGGTGCAGTCCTACGGGCCCGCCGCCACCAGCCACGACGGCACCCTGGATGCGGCCAAGCTCAACGAGCTTGTCAAGGCCGCCATGCAGGACGCCGACAACCTGCCGCAGCTTGTGCGCTGCGACCTTTATTCCGACTACAATTTCCCCGACACCACCCGAAAACGACCCCGCTATCAGGCCGTTTTCGGCGTGGTGCATTACTGATCGAAAGGAGCCTTTTTTATGGCAGATGCAAAGAACGTGACCGCTGCAAAGCCCAAGGTGGGCGGTGCCGTCTGGCGTGCACCGCTGGGCACCACCCTGCCCACCGACGCCAAGACCGCGCTGGACAAGGCATTCAAGAGCCTGGGCTATATCTCCAGCGACGGCCTGACCAACTCCAACTCGCCCTCCAGCGAGAACACCACCGCCTGGGGCGGCGACACCGTGCTGACCCAGCAGACCGAGAAGCCGGACACCTTCGCTTTCACCCTGCTGGAATCCCTGAACCCTGACGTGCTGAAGGCCGTGTACGGTGACGACAACGTCACCGGCGACCTGACCACCGGCATCACGGTCAAGGCCAACTCCAAAGAACAGAAGGACTGCTGCTGGGTGGTGGAGATGATCATGAAGGACGATGTGAACAAGCGCATCGTCATCCCGGACGCCGCCGTCACCTCGGTGGGCGACATCACCTATTCCAACGGCGCGGTGGGTTACAACACCACCCTGACCGCCGTGCCGGACACGACCGGCAACACCCACTACGAGTACATCACCGCCAAGGGCGTGTAAGGAGGGTCTAACATGATCACTGCAAAAACCAACGACGGCTTTGAGATCGAACTGAGCGAGGACGCACTGGACGACGCCGAGTTGCTGGACGCCCTGGGCGGCATGCAGGACGGCAACGTCTTTGACATGAGCCGCCTGACCCTGCGCCTGCTGGGCAAGGAGGGCCGGAAGAAGCTGTACGACCACCTGCGCACCCCGGACGGCCGCGTGCCGGTAGCCAAGGTGGCGGACGCTCTGGGCGAGCTGATGAACAGCTTCACGGCCGGAAAAAACTCTGCATCCTCGCCGAACTGATCGCATCGGACGAGGACGCCCTGATCTGCGATTTTGCCCAATATTACCATGTACTGGACTGGCGCGCCCTGCCGCTGCGTCTGGCCGCCACCCTGGCCGCAGGCCTGCCGGAAACAAGCCGCAGCCTGCGCAAGGCGGCAGCCCGCACGGTGGACTTTGAGACGGAACTGCTGGCCTATGCCGCCGACCGCCTGACCCAGGTGCTCTGGTGGCTGCACAGAGACACGTCCAAACCGCCCTCCGTACTGGCCGACCTGCGCGGTGAAGCAGACAGCAGCAACGTGCAGAGCTACGCCAGCGCAGAAGAATTTGACGCCGCACTTGCGGCGCTGAAAGGAGGTTGACACCATGGCGGACGGAATCGAACTGGGCAAGGCGTATGTCCAGATCGTGCCCTCGGCGCAGGGCATCAAAAGCGCCCTGACTGAGATGTTTGACGAGGAGACCGACGGCCTTGGCGAGCAGACCGGGCAGAGCATCGGTCAGGAACTCATCGGCACCCTGAAGAAAGTGATCGCGGCGGCCGGCATCGGCAAGATCATCTCGGATTCCATCAACATGGGCGGTGCCCTGCAGCAGAGCCTTGGCGGCGTGGAAACGCTGTTCAAGGACAGTGCCGACACGGTCAAGGAGTACGCCGCGCAGGCATACCGGACCGTTGGCCTTTCTGCCAACGACTACATGGAGCAGACCACCAGTTTTGCGGCCAGCCTGCTGTCCAGCGTCAGCCAGGACACCAACGCCGCTGCCCAGCTGGCCAACATGGCCATGGTGGATATGGCCGACAACGCCAACAAGATGGGCACGGATATGCAGGATATCCAGAACGCCTATCAGGGCTTTGCCAAGCAGAATTACACCATGCTGGATAACCTCAAGCTCGGCTACGGCGGCACCCAGGCCGAGATGCAGCGGCTGCTGAACAACGCCACCAAGATCTCCGGCGTGAAGTACGATCTGGGCAATCTGGCCGATATGTACAGCGCCATCCACATCATCCAGCAGGAGATGGACATCACCGGCACTACCGCAAGGGAAGCCGCCACCACCCTGACCGGCAGCTTTGCCGCCATGAAGGCGGCTGCGGAAAACGTGATGGGCAACTGGTCCACCGGCGCAGACCTCACCGAGCCGCTGCAGGCGCTGGCCGACACGGCACAGACCTTTCTTGTGGATAACCTGCTGCCCATGATCGGCAATGTACTGGCAGGCATTCCGGAAATCGTTTACAGCCTTGTGCCGGAGCTCCTGCAGACCGGCACCGAGCTGCTCAGCTCCCTGGCACAGGGCTTCACCGAGGGCATCCCGGAGTTCTTCTCCACCGCTCTGCCGCAGCTGCTGGCATTTACAGACCAGCTGCGGGACAACGCGGCCAGCTTTGTGGACGCCGGTCTGAACCTTATCACCCAGCTGATCAACGGCCTGATCGCCGGTCTGCCGGACCTGATCGCCTATGTGCCGGATATCATCATCAACATCTGCGGCATCATCAACGACAACATGCCCAAGATCCTCGCTGAAGGTGTTTCCATCATCGTGCAGCTGGTCGTGGGCATCGTCAAGGCGGTGCCGGATCTGCTGGCCAACTGGAAGAAGATCCTGCAGGCTGTCCTGTCGGTGATCTCGGCCATTAACTGGCTGAACATCGGCAAGACCATCCTCACCGGTGTGGCCAATGGCGTGAAGAGCATGGGCTCCAGCCTGCTGAACGCCTTCAAGGGCGGCTTTTCCAGTGCGCTTGCCTGGATCAAGAGCCTGCCCTCGCAGGCGGTGCAGTGGGGCAAGAACCTTATCCAGAGCTTTATCAACGGCCTCACCGGCAAAGGCGGTGCGGTTGGTGCAGGAGCCATCGCAGCCACCGCCGGTGCCACCATTGCTAAAACCGCCAGCGGGAACGACTGGTCCTCCGTCTGGGCGGACGCCAACGCCGACGTGGCCGACAGCGCCCAGTCCATGGCGGAGGTGGTCGTCCCGGCCTATACCAAGTCCGGGGACGCCGCCACCAAGGCGGCCAAAAAGACCAAGGCCGCCGCACAGGCCACCGAGGCCCTGCTGTGGTCCCTGCAGGACGCAGGCCACACCGACACCACCAATGCCCTGGGCAAGGTGACCATCCAGACCACCGAGCTCACCGAGCACCTGCGCAAGGGCAGCGAGGAGTATGACCGGCTGACCCGCACCGTGACCGAATCCGGCAAGGAGATGGTGAACGGCGTGGTGAAAAACTACAAGACTGTCACCAAGTATGTGACCGAAAACGGCAAGACCACCGCCCAGACCCAGAAGACCTATGAAGAGATCGCTGCCACTGTAGCCAAGACCGTTACGTCTACAACGGATTCCGTGGTCAACGGCATTGCCACCAGCACCAAGACCATCACCGAGACCCTGACCGACAAAACCACGACCCAGAAACAGGTCATCACCGAGACCTGCAACGACATCGTGGACGGGGCGCTGGTCACGGTGGAGCGGGTCAAGACCATTGCCGCCGATGGTGTCCCGCAGATCACCGAGGAGATCAAGAAAGCCTCTGCCAACAGCTTTGACGGCCTCGTCAAGGGCTGGCAGGACGAGGCCGACAAGGGCGTGGTGGGTACCTTCAGCACGCTGGTGACTGCTGTGAAGAAGCAGGACTGGCAGTCTGTCGGCGAATGGGTGCTGTCCACCCTGTACAACGGCCTTGCCCCGCAGGCAAAGCAGCTCATTGACGACTTCGGCAAGAACCTGATCCAGCAGGTCAACAACGCGCTGGGCAAGGGGGTCAGTGCCGTCTCCAACGGCCTGTGGGATATGGGCGGCGACCTCGCCAAGGGCCTGACCAGCGGTTTTGCAGACGTGCTCACGCAGGCGCAGGGCCTTGGTTCCACCCTCACCGGCATCTTTCAGGGACTCAAAGGTCCGCTCACTGCGGCTGCCGCTGCCATCAGCACCGGCCTGAAGGGCGGACTGATCTCCAGCTTCCCGGAGATTCTGGCCTCCATGGGCACCCTGATTGGCTCCATCGGCAGCGCCTTTGTGGGCATGCTGGAAGCCGTCGCGGCGGCACTGTTCCCCACCGGATTCGGTGCCCCGCAGGCCCTGCTCATGATTGCGGCAGGCGTGGCCCTGACCGCCGCCATTGCGGCCATCGTGGCCGGCGTCGGCGGCGCGTTCAAGCGCAAGACCACGCCCGGCATCTCCGGCGGCACTTCCGGCAGCAGCACGACCTCCACGGCATCCGGCTCCCTGTGGGATTACGAGAAGCGCGCCCCGCTGCCGCAGCGCACCCAGCGGCCCAACATCGAGGTCAACCAGTACATTTACAGCAAAGCGCAGACGGCCGCCGACCTGATGCGTGAAGCGCAGTATGAGCAGAGAAGGGCGGTGCTGCAGGGTGTTTGATGCTGTTTTTACCACTGGCACCGGCCAGAGCTTCGCTTTTGGCTATGCCGCCGGCGTGCTGTGGAGCTGCGACCCGCTGGGCGACCTGCCCGTGGAGCTGGAGACCAGCCAGGGCTACCAGCAGGTGGGTGCCACCGTGGACAGCCGGAGCATCTCCGGCGTCACCCGCACCATCACCGGGCGCATCCTGCGCAACGCCGACTACTGCAAGCGCCAGCTGCGGGACATTTTTGCTCCCGGCGTCACCGGCCGCCTGACCGTGGCCGGAAAATACTGGTGTGACGCCGAGGTGCAGCGCTGCCCGGCCATTTCGCCGGCAGTGCTGTGGCCAACCTTCAGTTTCCAGCTCTACTGCCCGAACCCCTACTGGCACAGTGTGGCCAAGACCACGGCAGCCACCATCAAGGTAACGCCCGTGTTCCGGCTGCCGGTGTGCTACACCTCGCATCAGTACGGCATCCGGGAACAGGCCAGCTACATCCGCATCCTCAACAGCGGTCTGGACACCCGGAGCTGGAAGCTCTCGCTGACCGCCCGGGGCGAGGTGGTCAACCCCGGCGTCATCAACCCGGAGACCGGCGAATATCTGCGCTTCATCACGACCCTGCAGGACGGTGACGAGCTGCAGGTCTACCGGGAAAACGGCGAGCTCCGGGTGGAGCGGGTCATCGACGGCAAAGGCTACGACGTCCTTTCGTTGCTGGACGGCAGCAGCACCCTCTGGACGGTATACCACGGGGCGCAGGCATGGCAGCGCACGGCGGATTCCGGCGACGGCTGGCTGTTTCTGTCGCTGACCATGCATGCCGCATTTACCACGATCATCACGGAGGGTTCCAATGGCTGAGATCACATCCGCCCTGACGGCATCCGGGTACAAGAGCCTCTGCGTCTATAACGACCGGCTGGAGCTGCTGGGCCGCATCGAGAGCTGGCTGTCTCTGGTCTGGCCGGAGCGCTACAACGTCTACAGCAACGTGCAGGGGGCTCAGCTGGAGCTCCACGACACCACCGCCCTGCAGGCCCTCTGCCGCCCGGACCGTTATCTCTGGCTGGTCGGCAGCGACCGGCTCATGCGCATCGTGTCGGCCCAGAAAGCCGATCACAAGCTGGTCCTCTACACCAAGGACGCCGCCTGCATCCTCGACGAGCGGGTCAGCACGGGCACCCTGAGCAGCTTTGCCGTGGAGGACACGCTGCGTGGTCTGGTGTCCGGGGCCGCCGCATGGCCCTGCCTTGAGCTGGGCGACCCGGCCGGTCTGGCCGACGCCTACGCCGGAGAGGTCAAGCCCGGCAGCCTGCTGAGCATTGCAGAGCAGGTGTGCCAGGAGCTGGACATCGGCTTCCGGGTGCGGTTCGACCAGCAGCAGAACAAGCTGCTGTTTGAGCTGTACCGGCCCAAGCTGGACCCCAACGCCCGCTATGCGCCCCAGTACGGCAACCTGACCGACCTGGCCTATACCGAGAGCATCACGGACTACAAGAACATCTGCACCGTGGTGGGGGCCGACGGCACGGTGACCGTGGGGGCCACCGACAACACCGGGACGGCCCGGCGGGAGATGCTGCTGGATGCCTCCAGCAAGAAAAAGGAGGACGGCCAGTCCCAGAGCGAGTACCTTGCCGCCCTGCGCACGCTGGGCGAGCAGGAGCTGGCGAAGCACACCCGGCTGGAGAATTTTGAGTTCACCCCCACCGGCCCCGTGACGGTGGGCAAGGTGGTGGCGGCCAGCCTGCCCGGCACCGACATCCAGGCAGCGGCCCGCATCACGTCGGTGACCCTGCAGTCTCAGAAGGGTGAAAATACGGTCAGTACCGAGATCGGCACCCCCATCCTCAGGAGGAAAAACACATGAGCATCATTACCTATCCGCTGGACGGCGTGACCTACAGTGCCGAAGATGTAGCCACCTACCTGTGCACCCGCACGTCCGGCGTCTACGCAAAGGACAGCAATTTCGCCGTCAGCATCACCGGCACCCGGCAGATCACCATTGCCCCGGGCCTTGCCTGGATCAACTACGACGACTTCAAAGGCGTGTCCGTTTGCAGCCGGGAGGACACGGTGCTGACCGTGCCCGACGCCGACAACACCCTCAACCGGGTGGATCGTGTGGTGCTGCAGTTTGATACGTCGTCCAACCTCACCGACATCCGACTCAAGACCGGCACGCCTGCCGTGGCCGCTCAGCCGCCCGACATCCTGCAGAACCACAACCAGTACGAGCTGGGCCTGTGCACGATCTCTGTCCCGACGGGGTCGGCGGCGGTCACCGCCGCCGACATCACCGACACCCGCACCGATGAGGCCGTCTGCGGCCTCATGCGGGACGGCGTCACCGGCATCCCCACCGAGACACTGCTGGCCCAGTACACCGCCATCCTCACCGCCATGCAGCAGAGCGGCAACGCCCAGCTGCAGCAGCTTGCGGAGAGCATCAAGGCGGTGGATTCCGGCAGCTTCTACACCAAAGAGCAGGCAGACGCCAAGTTCGGCACGCCTTACAGCCTGCCGCCCGCTACGGCGGACCAGCTGGGCGGCGTGAAAGTGGGCGAAGCGCTGGACATCGCCCCGGACGGCACCCTCAGCGCCAAAACGCTCAATGACAAGATCGCTGCCGCCGTGGCGGTAAAGTCGGAGCCCCGGCTGGTGTGGAACCACTACGAAGAAACCGGAAAAAAGTGGAAGACCTACGATATCAAAATGCCAGACGGCCTGGACTATGTGCACGTCAAGACACGCTACAACGGCCCCGGCAGCCCATACGGTGAAGAAGTAGACATTGCAAAAGGCGGCACCGCCAATCATGACTTCGGCAATGGCACGGGAATTTTCGCGTCCAACACCACTTTCCGGACAGACGGGACCCTGCACTTTGCAACACAATCGTCGACCAGCGGCTACACCGTAGACATCTGGCTCTCCGGCTACCACTACCCCACCTTGGCAGAGCTGGTGGCGGAGACCCAGGCCGCACAGGCGGACACGGATGCCCTGGCGGTAGATCAGGAGTACCGCGTCGCCATGCTGGAACTGGGGCTGACCGACGACACCACCACTGACACCACCACATAAGGAGGTAAACCTATGTTGTGTCGTACCTGTAAACGCCTGATCGAGCGCGGCCAGACCGCTGGCCTTGCGGAAAAAATTGATGTTTTTTACGCCCTCGGCCGCATCACCGAGGCCAAGTACAAAGAACTGACCGAGCTGCTGGCCGAAAAGACCGGCGAAAAGAGTGAGGAGTGAGCCTATGGCAATCAAAGAGTATTCCTTGGCCAAAGACGGCGCTAAACAGCTGTCTCCGGCCTTCCGCGTACGGGAGTTCCGGTGCCGGGACGGCAGCGACGCTATCATGATCGACCAGACCCTCGTGGTGCTGCTACAGGCCATCCGGGAGCATTTTAACAAGCCCATCACGATCACCAGCGGGTACCGCACGGCGGCCCACAACACCGCCGTCGGCGGCTCCAAATCCAGCCAGCACCTGCTGGGCAAGGCGGCGGACATCCAGGTGGCGGACACCACCGTGGAGGCCGTGGCCGCCTACGCCGAAAGCCTGCTGCCCGGCTGGGGCGGCGTGGGCCGCTACCCGGTCAAGGCCGGACGCGCCAAAGGCTGGGTACATGTGGACACCCGGCCCAACAAAAGCCGCTGGACGCAGTAAGGGGGTGATACCAATGGCAAGCATTTTGATGTCGGATGCGCCCTATGCGGCGTGGCTCTCTGATGTACTCGCTACACTGGAAGAGTGCAAAATCGAGAAAATTGCTGTTGCAGCTCCGCTGCCTAACGGCGAGGTATTCACGGGCTACTTCCGCCTGGACACGATGGACAAGGCCCTTCTGGCGGCCAACATGCAGGCCGACGCTGTGTTGGACGCAGTGTGCCACAACGGACAGCGCATCCAGCAGGCGTGGGAGGACAACGCCGAGGACGAAAGGGGGTGATACCAATGGAGAGCATCATCTCAGCTATCCTTGCCGGTGCCGTGACCCTGATCGGGGTGCTGATCGCCAACAGCCGCAGTCAGGCTGTGACCGACACCAAGCTGGAAGAGCTGACCCGCGAGGTGCGGGAGCACAACAATTTTGCTCGCCGCGTCCCCATTTTGGAAGAGCAGATGAAGGTGGCCAACCACCGCATCGCTGATTTAGAAGCAGACGAACACGAAAGAGAAAGGAACTAACTATGAATAACCTGAACAACAAGATCTCCGCCGGTACCATCGCCCGCACCGCCTGCCTGCTGCTGGCACTGACCAACCAAATTCTCAGCGCCTGCGGCAAGCCCGTGCTGCCCATCGAGAGCGCCACCGTGGAGCAGCTGGTCACCGCTGGCATCACCACCGTGGCCGCGCTGATTGCGTGGTGGAAGAACAACAGCTTCACCACCGCCGCGCTGGAGGCCGACAAGACCTATGACCGGCTGAAGAGCCAGATCGGGAAGTAAGCCAGCCGCACTACTTAGCCGCCCTGGCGGCAGGCCGCAAGGCCGCATAGCATGAAAACAGCCCCGCAGGACCATGACGGCCTTGCGGGGCTGTTTTTGCAT